TGAACCAGTGGACGATCGAGGGTGCTGCCTCGGCTTGGCAGGCGGTGAGCGACGGCGATGAGGCAAGCCACATCCGCGCCAACGCCGCCGGCCTGCGCCAGAGCTTCGATGTCGCGCCGCTGCCGGCCATAAGCAGCCCCGCCATCCACGGCGTGCAGGTGACGCTGCTGGCCCGCAAGACCGACGCCGGTCTGGGCAAGGTCAAGGGGCTGGTGGTCAGTGGCGCGCAGAGCGCCGTCAGCACCGACATCGTCCTGCAAGAGCAGCTGGCCTGGCACACCGCGCTCATCGAGCGCAACCCGAACGGCAACGTCCAGTGGACGGAAGCCGCCTTCAACGCCGCCGAGTTCGGCGTGGAGTCGGCATGACCGAGCGCGTCGTCGCAGAGCAGGTCTCGGAGCTGGGTAGCGCGCCAGTGCCTGGCAGCGGGCTGGCCGCCTTGCAGGGCGAGGTCCTTTCCCGCGCGAGTTTCGGCGCGGGCGTCGCCACACTCTCGCCAGAGACGGCTTCATCCCCGCTTCCGCCTGGTCTTGCGGCCCGCCTGCTGGCGGAATCCTTGGCCGGCTCCTGGCCGCCCATCGAGGCGCCGGCGTTGTGGATCGAAGTGTTGCGCCGGGATACGGCATCGAGCGCCCTTGTTGCCACCGGCATGGAGGTCTTTGGCGATGCGCCTTGGCCGGACGCCCCGCGCGGCGTGTTCGCCTTGCGCCACGACTGGGCCGAGCCTTTGGTCGAACGCTTGGAATGGCAGACGGCCGTCACGCGGCTGGCCAGCGGGAACGAATCCCGGCAGGCACGCCGACGCGTTCCTCGGCGGCTTCTCACCTACCAGGTTGGACACGCCCGGCAGGCCGATGCCCTGGTGGCCGACTGGCTGGCCGACCATCTTGGGCACATGGCGCTGTGGCCGCTGCCTCAGTACGCGGCGCACGTGGTCGAGGCCAGCGACCGCGGCGCCATGGCGCTGGCCGTGGCGGCAGCCGACGAGCGCCGCTTCGGGCCGCCAGCGGCTGATCTGCGCCTGCGCTTCGACGGGCTGCAGGGCTGGGAGAGCGACGAGCGCTGGATCCTGATCATCGCTCTTGACGGCTGGCAGACCGCGCGGCTGGCTCATGTGGAGGCCGCCCGGCTGTGGCTGGCGGACCCCTTGGCGCGCGCGGTGCCGGCAGGCGCGGCAGTCATGCCGCTGGCGTGGGGCATGGCCAGCGAGGCGGCCGACCTTGCGCAATGGGTGCCGGGGATGGCCGGCGGCCGCGTGACCGCCAGCCTTGCGCCCGCCCCCTTGCCGGACATGGCCCTGCTCGACGATCCGGTGCTCGACGGCCTGCCGGTCTGGCCCGACGGCAACTGGCGCGACGATCCATCGGTCACCGCGCAAGCGGTGCTCACCCGGCAGGACCTCTCGCCTGCCGACCCCTGGGTGCGGCGTGACGACCCGTGGCCGACGACGACCTTGCAGCGCCGCTATCTGGCCACAGGCCCGCAGGACATCGAGCGCTGGCGGGCGCGGCTTTGGCGTACCCAAGGCCGCCTTGGATCGTTCTGGCTGCCCGATGGCCTGGCGCCGGTGCTGTCGGTGATCTCGGAGGCGGACCCGGAGGATGGCTTCCTGCGGGTGACGGGCGAGGACATTTCTGCCTTCTGGCACCGCCCGGCCGCCTGCCTGATCCTGCATCCGGACGGCACGCGCCAGCACGTGCTCACGGCCACGGCCCATCGTGACGCAGGCGGCGTGCTGGTGCTGCGCTCCGGGCTGGACGCGGTCGTACCTGCCGGCAGCCGCGTCGTGCGTCTGGCCCGTTGCCGCCTCGACCACGACGCAGTCGATCTGTACTGGCACAGCCCGACGCTGCTGGAGATCACCTTGACCGCGCGCCAGTTGCCCGAACCGCGTGGCAATGACCGAGAAACGTATGGAGAGTACGCCGTATGAGCAACCAACAGCTGATGGAGGTCGAGCTGTATGCCTTCGCCAGTAGCAGCGCGCAGTTCTATCTGACGCCGCAGGAATTCGACGTTGATCTGGATGGCAACCTCTACAAGAGCTTGCCAATCGAGCGCAACGAACTGGCGCTGGGTGCCGAGGCCGCCAAATCGGCGCTGGAGCTGAAGCTGCCGCCGAACTGTGATCTGGTGCGCCATCTGCTCACCAACTCGCTGACCGGCGACACCACCTCGATCACCCTGCGCATCGGGCGGCGCGACACCTGGGGCGACTACTGGTGGATCTCCGGCATGCGCTGGATGGGCCGGGTGCTGGGCGTCGAAGTCGCTGACGATGTGGCTCGCATTCGCTGCGAGTCCGCGCAGGTCAGTCTCAAGCGCATCGGGTTGCGGCGGCTCTACAGCCGCAAGTGTTCCCACGTGCTGTATTCGGCTGCCTGTGGTGCCTCACCGATTTCTGCCAGCGCCTTGGTGAGCAACAGCAATGGCCGCAACGTCGATCTCGATGGCGGCGTGCCCGGCAGCGTCAGTGGTGGCTTGGCCGGTGGCTGGCTGCAAACCCCAGAAGGTGCGCGCCACATGATCGTCAATGACTACGGTGGCGGCGTCGAGTTGCTCTATCCGGTCGCCATAGACGTTGGCACAGAGGTACTGCTGACGGTTGGCTGCGATCACAGCACGGCCACGTGCGAGTCGCGCTTCGGCAACCTCGAAAACTTCGGTGGCTTCCCGTTCATTCCAACGAAAAACCCATTCAGTGGCACGCCGATCTTCTGATCAAAAAACGCAGCGTTTCGGCGAAGGCTCATGTCGGCGCAGCCGACGTGAAGCCGCGCAGCGGCGGCCGAAGCCACAACTACGGCGGATTCCCCGCCATCCCGAGCAAAAACCCGTTCTCGACGGGCGTGTTCTGAATCCCTGGAGACCGCGCCATGTGGTACCTCGTCGTCATCGTGGTGGCAGCCGTGGTCTCGGCCGCCCTCGCGCCGAAACCGCCCGAACCCAAACCTGCGTCGCTGTCCGACGTCGATGCCCCCACCGCCGAGGAAGGCCGACCCATCCCGGTCGTGTTCGGCACGGTGCTCATCCGGGGCGCCAACGTCGTGTGGTACGGCGATCTGGAGGCCGAGCCGATCAAGAAGAAAGGCGGCAAGAAATGAGCGGCGAGGTGATCGTCACCATCGATGATGTGCGCGCCGCGGGTCTGTGCGTGCACGGCACGCGCGCGTGGTTTGCGCGGCATGGACTGGACTTTCGCGCCTTCCTCCGCGATGGCATCACTGCGGAGGTGCTGCTGGCCACGGGTGATGCGATGGCGCTTCGCGTGGTCGAGCACGCCAGCCATCGACCCAGCCAACGGGAGCAAAGCTGATGGGTGGCCGCAGCAAGAAGCAAACCGTCGGCTACCGCTACCGCATGGGCCTGCACCTGGTGCTGTGCCAGGGGCCGGTGGATGCGGTGCAGGAAATCCAGATGGGCGACCGTACCGCGTGGGGTGATGCCGACCGCGCGCCGCTGGCAAGCGGCCACGGGCTCGCCAGTCTCTGGATCGACAAGCCCACGCTGTTTGGCGGCGACGAGCGCGAAGGCGGTGTGGTCGGCACCATCGATGTGTTGTCTGGCCATGCCGGACAAGGCCGCAACGACTACCTGATGAGCCGCCTAGGGCCCTCCATTCCGGCCTTTCGTGGCGTGCTGTCCTTGGTGGCACGCAAGATCCTCTTCGCGGCCAACAACCCGTATATCAAGCCGTGGGCCGTGCGCGTGCGGCGCTTCACGGCGGGGTGGTTCAATGCGCCGTGGATGGAGTGGAACGCCGAAGTTCGCACCTGGGATGAGGACGAAGGACGCGAGATCAGCGTCGGCATGAACCCGGCCCACATCCTGGTGCAGTGCCTGACCGACCCGCACTGGGGCATGGGCTATCCGCAGAGCAGCATCGGCGGGAGTTTCTGGAACGCAGCGTGGGCCCTGTCGAGCGAAGGCTTCGGACTCAACTTGATCTGGACGCGCCAGCAGCCCATCGAGGCCTTCATCGCGCAGGTGCTCGACCACATCGGCGGCATCCTCTACATCGACCCGGAGCAAGGCACGTTCGAGCTGAAACTGCTGCGCGACGACTACTGGATCGACAGCCTGCCGCAGCTGGGTCCGGATGAGATCGTGCGCATGGAGCGCTTCGAGCGCGCGCAGTGGGGGGAACTGCCCAACGAGATCACCGTGGTCTACACCGACTGGGCCACTGGCAAAGAGGCCACGGTCACGGTCGAGAACCTGGCCGCGATCCAGCTTCAGGGCGGCGTGATCAACCAGCGCCGCGACTATCCCGGCGTCAATTACGGGCCGCTGGCCGCCAGGCTCGCGCTGCGCGACCTGCGCGCGCTGGGCTCGCCGCTGGCGCGCATGACGCTCACCATCGCCCCGACTGCGCTGGAGCGCCCGCCCTTGCCGGGCGATGTGTTCCTGCTGCACTGGCCGCGCCTCGGCATCGAGCGCATGGTGGTGCGCGTGACCGGCATCGACACCGGCGCCCTGGGCGCGGCCGAATGGCGCATCGAGGCGGTGGAAGATGTGTTCGGGATGAGCAACACCGTGCTCTCGCCCCCGCCGCCGCCCGTCGAGGAGCCGCCGCTGGACGCGCTGCCCCCGGCCCTGGTGCTGGCCGTCGAGGTGCCGTACTGGGAACTGGCCCGGCGCTTGAACCGTGCCGAGCTGGACTACCTGACCGACACCGACACCTACGTCGGCGCGCTGGCCGTCGCCGGTGGTACCGGGCAGTTGAACTGGCAACTGGCGACCGGGGCCGCCAGCGGCGATCTCGCGCCCGTGGTTGGGGAGGACTATGCGCCGCTGCTCACGCTCGATGCCGCACTGCCGGTGAGCGAAGCCGATGCCATCGGCGTGCCGGTGACCGCTGTCAGCCAGCCGCAGCGCCTGGCCGTGGGCGACTACGCCTACCTGGTCGATGCCACCGGCCAGATCCGGGAAGCCGTGGCGATCCTCGCCTTCGACGCCAACGCGGGCACGGTCGATCTCGCCCGCGGGGTGCTCGACACCACGCCGCAGGCGCACGCCGCCGGCACGCGGCTCATCGGCGTGGGCGAATGGCTGGCCGCCGAGACCACCGAGCGCGCTCCTGGCGAATCTGTGTTTGTCGCGGCCATTCCGCGCACCTCCACCGACCAGGGCGATGCCGTGCTCGCCGTCAACGGCCAGCCGCTGCTGCTCACCGGCCGCCAGGCACGGCCCTATCCGCCGGGGCGCATCCGCCTCAACGGCCAGACCGAGCCCGCCGTGGTCGCCGGCGACCTGACCCTCGCCTGGGCACACCGCGACCGCACCCAGCAGACCGCCTACCTCGTGCGCCAGGACGAGGGCGACATCGGCCCCGAGCCCGGCACCACCTACAGCGTGCGCCTGCGCGACCGCAACGGCGCGCTGGTGCGCACGCAGAGCGGCCTGGCCGGCACCACCTGGACTTGGGACGTGGCCAGCGCTGCGGCAGATGCGGGCAGCGCGGGCGATACCGTGACCATCGAAATCGAGTCCGAGCGCGACGGGCTGGCGAGCTGGCAGGCGCAGGTGCGCACCACCGAACGCGCCGGCTACGGCCTGCGCTGGGGGCAGTACTGGGGTGGGGTGTGATGCAAGCGCCCATCGACCTGCACCTCCAGCCGCGTATCGACGTGCACATGCTCACGCTCGATGAGCCGGCAGCGTGGCGCGAAGCATGTCTTGCCAGCCTCGCAGAGGCCCCGATCCGTCTGCACGTGCTGCCGGGCATTCCGGGTCGGATCGGTGAGGCGCGCGCAGCCGGCTACGCGCGAGGGACATTGCCGCTGGTGTCCTTCGTCGATCCCGACGACGTGTACGAAGCCAGTGCCTTCACACACCTAGCCGATGCGCTGG